CGAAAGGCGGGAGCACAGTCAATGCCGCAGGTAATTACACACAGCCCGGTATGCGTAAGAAGCTATTCAACTCAATCAAAGCAGGCGGAAAGGGTGGCGCACCCGGACAATGGTCAGCTAGAAAGGCTCAAATGCTCGCAAAGCAATATAAAGCAAAGGGTGGCGGATACAAGTCGTGAAGAAACCACAACGCAGTCTGAAAGCTTGGACAAAGCAAAAGTGGCGTACCAAGAGTGGCAAGCCCTCTACTCAAGGCCCGAAAGCTACAGGGGAGCGTTATCTACCGGAGAAAGCTATCAAGGCTCTTTCGGCCAGCGAGTATGCCGCTACTACGAAAGCGAAGCGCAAGGGCAAAGCCGCAGGCAAACAATTTGTTGCACAGCCTAAAAAGGTTGCAAAGAAAACTAGAGCACACAGGAAAGTAAGGTAATGGCTAGACAGCTAACTGAAAAACAACAGAAGTTCTTAGACGTACTCTTTGAGGAGGCACGTGGGAGCGTTGTTGAAGCTAAAAAACTAGCTGGCTACTCTCCGACACAGCATACAGCATCTATCGTGGATGCATTGAAAGATGAGATTTTAGAACGTACCAACATGTACCTCGCCCAGAACGCACCTCGTGCGGCAATGGCTATGGCTGGTGCGTTAGTTGATCCAACTGAGCTAGGCATTAAAGAAAAGATGCAAGCGGCTAAAGAAGTTATGGATCGTGTAGGCATTATTAAATCTGAGAAGGTACAAGTTGAAGCGACAGGCGGTGTGATGTTACTTCCACCGAAACGTGTTGAGGATGACGACTGAAAGAGGTGCGGGTAAGTGGATACTTGCTCAGCCTGAAAATGTAATTGAAGACGATGACTTTTTACCAATACCCAGAATAGCTCGTACTATTCCATTTGGTTATAAAGAAGACCCTAATGATAACGATCAGTTATTACCAATTCCAAGGGAACTTAGGGCGTTAGAGAAAGCTAAAGAATATCTACAGCAGTATAGCTACAGAGAAGTTGCTAACTGGCTGACGAAACAAACGGATCGTAGCATTTCTCATATGGGATTGAAAAAGCGGATAGATAGTGAGCAATCCAACAAAAGACGAAGCGCAACTCTCCGCCAGTGGGCCGAAAGGTACAAAAAGGCGATCTCCAAGGCGGAAGAAATCGACCGCACAAGGATCGGGGCAAGGAAGTCGCAAATCGGTGTCACAGCCGAAGATACAAGTGATGGAGAATCCGCAGGATGAACCTGAGTTTGCTCCAATACGCCCTGAAGAACACAATGTAATATTCAAGCCTAATGCTGGACCACAGACTGAGTTTCTAGCATCTGGTGAAAGGGAGGTCTTGTATGGAGGTGCCGCAGGCGGTGGTAAGTCTTATGCTATGTTGGCTGACCCGCTACGATTTATGGGACACCCATCATTCAGCGGATTGCTACTACGTCACACCAACGAGGAACTAAGAGAACTCGTTTGGAAGTCACAAGAGATGTACCCGAAGATCTGGCCGGGAATAAAGTGGTCAGAAAGAAAGATGCAATGGACTGCCCCTTCAGGCGCAAGGCTGTGGTTCTCTTATCTAGACAGGGACGACGACGTATTAAGATACCAAGGTCAGGCATTTAGTTGGATTGGCTTTGACGAATTAACACAGTGGCATACGCCATTCGCATGGGACTATATGCGTTCTCGTTTGCGTAGTACAGCAGGTGATTTGCCTACGTATATGCGAGCGACAACGAACCCCGGTGGACCGGGACATGCTTGGGTTAAAAAAATGTTTATTGACCCAGCGCCTCCGGGCAAAGCATTTCATGCAACAGATATTGAAAGTGGTAAAACTTTATGCTATCCTCCGGGACATTCTAAAGCAAACCAGCCACTATTCAAACGCAGGTTTATACCTGCAATGTTAACAGATAACCCTCATCTGTATGATCAGGGGGACTATGAAGCGATGCTCCTGTCCTTGCCTGAGCATCAACGTAAACAGTTGTTAGAGGGTAATTGGGATGTTGCGGAAGGTGCGGCGTTTCCTGAGTTCGACAGAACCATACATACTATTGAGCCTTTTGATATACCTCGTAATTGGGTTAAGTTTAGGGCCTGCGATTATGGGTACGGTTCTTATTCTGCTGTTGTTTGGATTGCCTGTAGTCCTGATGAACAGCTTGTTGTTTATCGTGAGCTATATGTTAGTAAGGTCTTGGCAACTGATCTCGCAGATATGGTTCTTGAACTTGAAGCGGATGACGGCAACATCAAGTACGGGGTACTAGATAGTTCATGCTGGCATAAACGTGGTGACACAGGTCCATCTCTAGCTGAACAGATGATTCAGAAAGGATGCAGGTGGAGGCCATCAGATAGATCTGCAGGCTCTCGTGTATCAGGTAAAAATGAATTACACAGACGATTACAAGTAGATGAGTTCACTGAAGAACCAAGACTTGTATTTTTCAACAGTTGTACTAATTTAATTTCCCAATTACCTATTATCCCACTGGATAAAAAGAATCCAGAAGATATTGACACAAAGTCTGAAGACCACCTTTACGACGCACTGCGTTACGGAATCATGTCAAGGCCACGTTTTTCAATATGGGACTTTGATCCTACACATCAAAAACCTTCTAGCTATGTCCCTTCGGACTCTAAATTTGGATACTAATTATGGAAGAAGACGAAATCTACGGCGGTGAATCTGACGTACAAATCACATTAAATGATGTGAAAGAAATATCAGATGATCCTTCGGAGCTTCAAAACTTAGTACGTTTCGTTATGGAGCGTTACACAAAAGCTGAAGATACACGCCGTCAGGATGAAGATCGTTGGCTACAAGCATACCGTAATTACCGTGGTATCTACGGACCAGATGTGCAATTTACAGATGCTGAGAAATCTCGTGTCTTTATCAAGGTCACCAAAACTAAAACGCTTGCGGCATATGGTCAGATTATCGACGTGTTGTTTGCGAATCAAAAGTTCCCGATTTCGGTAGAGCCAACTGTATTACCTGAAGGTGTAACTGAAGCTGTTCATTTTGATATGCAACCGCAACCACCAGAAGGTGGCGGTGCAGTACAAGAAGGATCTATCTACGGCTTTGAAGGTGATGGCAGAGACTTCCCACCGGGTGCTACTGCTGACACATTACGTGAAATGAATCTTGGACCGTTGACAGATAAGTTGTCAGAGGTAGAAGGTTTAGTTGAAGGTGAAGGTTTAACTGCCACTCAAATAACATTCTCTCCAGCTTTAGTTGCGGCTAAGAAGATGGAGAAGAAGATTATGGACCAACTAGAAGAAGCACACGCTTCTAAGCAGTTGCGTTCTACTGCATTTGAGATGGCTCTCTTTGGTACAGGGATCATGAAAGGTCCATTCGCTGTAGACAAAGAGTATCCGAATTGGGATGAGGAAGGGGAATACAATCCAGTAATCAAAACGATTCCCTCGACATCCCATGTTTCTGTGTGGAACTTTTATCCAGATCCAGATGCGGCAAACATGGATGAAGCACAGTATGTTGTTGAGCGTCATAAGATGTCTCGCACACAACTACGTGCTCTCAAGAAACGTCCATTCTTCCGTGGTCAGGTTATTGACGATGTCATCGACATGGGTGAAGGTTACGTAAAAAAATACTGGGAAGATGATCTTCGTGATTATCAGACTGACTATGACATTGATCGTTTTGAGGTATTTGAATACTGGGGTACTGTAGATAGCCAAGTATTAGAAAATGCTGGTATTGATATTCCAGATGAAGTTGGCGATACAGATGAAGTACAAGCTAATATTTGGTACTGCAACGGGCGTATTTTACGTGCAGTTATCAATCCGTTTAAGCCTGCCAAAATACCATACTACGCTGTGCCGTATGAGTTAAATCCATACTCATTCTTCGGTGTAGGTATCGCAGAAAACATGGACGATACCCAAACGCTGATGAACGGTTTTATGCGTATGGCAGTGGACAACGCAGTCTTGTCTGGCAATCTTCTCATTGAAATTGATGAGACTAACTTGGTGCCGGGTCAAGATCTCTCAGTGTATCCGGGTAAGGTATTCCGTCGTCAAGGTGGTGCACCGGGTCAAGCTATCTTCGGTACAAAGTTCCCGAATGTATCTAATGAGAATATGCAGTTGTTTGACAAGGCTCGTGTTCTTGCAGATGAGTCAACAGGCTTCCCGTCATTTGCACATGGACAGACTGGTGTTGCAGGTGTTGGTCGTACAGCATCTGGTATCTCTATGCTAATGAATGCGGCGGCTGGCGGTATCAAGACCGTCATCAAGAATGTTGATGATTATTTGCTAGCTCCATTAGGCAAGTCAATGTTTTCATTTAATATGCAATTTGACTTTGATCCTGAGATTAAAGGTGACTTAGAAATTAAAGCACGTGGTACTGAATCACTCATGGCTAACGAAGTACGTAGTCAGCGTTTGATGCAGTTCATGCAGGTTGCATCTAATCCAACATTGGCACCGTTTGCTAAGTTCCCGTACATTGTACGTGAGATTGCCAAGTCTATGGATCTTGATCCAGACAAGGTAACTAACAGCTTTGAGGAAGCCGCTTTACAGCAAAAACTCATGCAACAGAATGCTCCACCTCCTCCTGCTCAACCGGCAGGTGGCCCACCGGGAGTTGAAGATACATCGGGTGGCGGTGGTAGCAATATCGGTGTAGGGCAAGCTCCTGTACCGGGAGAACAAGGATTCACAGGTAATGACCAGCAAGTTGGACAACAGCCAGCACCGGAAGCAGGTGGCGGGCAAGCTGAAATCCCTATGCAGTAATGCAAAACAGTGGGATGCATTCTGTGAGTATTTGGACATTATAGTGTCTGAACACCATAGAAAACTAGAGCAATCGGACAACATAGTATCTATTCACCAAGCGCAAGGTGCTGTACAAGCTTTGCGCTCACTTAAATATTTAAGAGACGAGGCTTTATCAAATGTCTGAAGTAGACGTACAAATGCAGGGTGCCATTAAGCCTAAGTACGATAAGCGTAGAAAAGGATATAAATATACACATGATGGCATGGAGATCTTTATTAAAGGTGAAGATGAAAAAGCTGTCATTAAACAAATGTCTGATCTATTAGAGTCTCGTAAAGAAGAAGAAAAAAATGAGACCCATTCATTCGCTGAAGGCGGCATGGAAGATGGTGGTCTTAAAGATGAAGGCGGAACTGTCGATCCAGTGTCAGGCAATGACGTACCTCCGGGTTCAACGCAAGCTGAGGTCCGTGACGATATTCCCGCACAACTAAGTGAGGGTGAGTTTGTATTTCCTGCTGATGTAGTACGTTATATTGGCCTTGAGAATCTGATGGAGTTACGCTCTAAGGCCAAACAAGGTCTAGCTAAGA